ATTCTCCCATATACTTTATTATTACATTTTATTTTTCATCTGTCTGATTAACAGCTTCAAGAAGTAGTTTCTGTTCCGATAAAAACCGGATGTCCTTGAATTGTTGTGGCATTTTGCGTTCTTTGTATTTAATTCCCGAATCCATAATAACTTTACTACACATCTGTAACAAAGAAGGAATTCCCTTAGTTTCTTTGCCTGGATACAAACTAGGTGTAAATTTTAGTCCATGTATTTGTGTTCTGCTTAATTCTTTATAAAACCTTACGCGCGCTGCACCCATATACTGGAAAATACTGAATGTATCCCACAAATCAACAACAACAGGATGAATATTATGCTGTTTCCTCAATATACGACCCACCATTTGTTCTACTTTCTTTCGCGGAGTTGCCATAACAAGCGTATTCAACTTAGGTAAATTAAATCCGGTTCCACAAATCTGATAACTACCTAATATAATTCTCTTTTTCTTTGCTTCTTCATATTCTTCTGTTTTCATTTCACCAATAAAAAGTTCTGCACTCATTCCTAAATCAACCAATCGCTTTTTCAGTGTCTTTAGTAATTTCTTTCTGTCTGCTAAGACAAGGATATTTCTATCTTCATGCTGATTATATAATTCAGTTATAATCCAGACAAGAATATTAGTCCTTGTCGCGTCTTCGCACATAACATTTAGCATTTTAGCAATATTTGGTTTTTCATTAAAAGCAATTAATTCGCTTGCATATTCTTTCTTTCCTCTATATTTTACAACATTCACTAAAACATCAAGTTTACTATCAACCTTATCTTTTGATTTGTATACAATATCACCCAGAAACCATTTAACAACTTGCATTAATCCGTCATCTCTGTCGGGCGTTGCACTTAATCCAAGAGTATACGGACATCTTAACCGAGGCATACATTGATGAAAGATTTCACTTGCAACAGTGTGGCATTCATCAACAACTAGAAAATCAAATATATCGAATACTTTGCACGGAAAATTCTTCATACTTAATGTATTTACCATCCCAACAACAATGTCTTTTTCATGAACATCGAAGATATCGCCCCTAATTTCTCCTACACGAGCATTGGGAATAAATTTTACAATTTCCTTTTTCCACTGTTTAACTAATTCCACTTTATTTACTACCACAATGGATGTACATTGTAATTTATACATGCAATAAATGGCTAACATAGTTTTGCCTCCACCAGTTTTAACACTTAAAATTCCACCACCATTTGTACTTAAAGCTTCCAAAATTGCGGTTGCAGGTTTTAATTGCTCTTTCCGTAGTTTTCCAGCAAATTTGTAGTCACGTTGTTCATTAGATTTGAAGGCTACACGATTAGGTACACCAAGACGATTTTGTCCATAAAATCGTGGAAATACAATATCGCCTCTGCGAGTTTCCTGATATAATCTAAACTTTCGTGGTAGCCCATAACCATTATCTTTTGGAGCCACCGTTAATTCAGTCTTTAGTTCGTCAATAAAAATTGGCGGGTAAACATGTCCTTTTTTCAGAACATATCCATTCCGCCCAAGTACAGTGTAATTAGGATTCATTTGATTTATTATTGTACGATCTGTTTAAATAAAATTGAATCCCCTTTTCATTCAATTTTTAAGTATAATGATTCCAAAAGACTTGTGGTACGAAATTTATAAGTATTTAGATGTTAAATCTATTACTAAATTGCTATCCGCATTCAAAGAGTCAAATATATTTAATCTTACAATATACAATATATTTGAATGTATAGAATGTCATGAGCATGAATTTTGTTTATATGTACCGCAATTACCACTTATTGAATATTCATCAAAAAGAAGTGACTGCATAAATATCATTAAAATGATAGATTATATTTATAATCTTGATTTTGTAAGAATATCAGCTTTTTCTAATAGGAATTGTATAATTGATTTAGCAATTATACATAATAATTTTGAACTGTTACAATTTATAAGTACCCGAATCAATTTGAAAAATTTGTATTCTGATAAAGATGTTCCTTACCTACACAAAGCAATATTAACAAAAAATAAAAATATAATTGAGCTCTTTTTGGATAATCCTGATGTAAGAGATAGAACAGGAAAAACGGCTTTACATAAAGCTGCAGAATTTACGAATGTTGATATTGTAAAATTCTTGGTTGAAAAAGGTGCTGATCCATGTGCATTATGCAAGTATGGTCGATCGGTGTTTATGTTTGCGCTCAATAATATTACACTGATCAATTATACTTGCATAATTCAGTATTTTTGTGAAATTGATGTAGATCCTAACTTAGGTGATTTTTCACCATTATTCCATTCTTGCAGAGAAAAAAAACATATTACTGTTGTCAAAATGCTGCTTGAAGCAGGTGCTGATCCAGATTATACTGAGATTATGACATGTAATTCTCCACTAAAAATGGCTATTCGTTATGAGGATAAAGAATTAATTGATTTATTACTGAAATATACGCAAAAAATTAAGATTAAATACAAGGTTTATTATATCAGTTCTTCTGATGATTGAAATAAGATGGGAAGAGGGGGTTACTCTGGTTTTGTGCCATTAAATTTCATGGTCTTCGGACCATTCTTTTCAGCATTTTCTGCAGCAGCCTCTGCTTCTACACGCATTTGTGCCACCTTCTCTGGATCATTCATTTTTTCTTCTACCTCATTATAGACTTTTTGTGGGAAATATCTCTTTGCTAGTTGCTTGCCAAAGGTGATTTCAGCATCGTGTTGAGAAATTCTACCGTTCTCCATGCCTTTTCCAAGAGCCAGTCCATTCTGGACTAGACTCAAGTCAATATGACGCTCTTTCAATAGGCATACCTTGAAAATATAGGGAGCATTAGCTGCCAGAAGTGGATATTTTCCAATAAAATGGTTTACACAAGCATCAGCCTTTTCGTCTGGAATACCAAGGCGATCAGACTCTTCCCACGCTTCTGCAGCTTCCTTAAGCAGTTTCTTAGTCAAGGCGTTTTGGGTGGTAGTAACTTCCTCGAACATGTTTTTAATATCCCGATACATATCGGCATTAGTATAAGGGCGGAATTCTACTTCATTTTCACTCATTTATATTATTATTTTATTAAATGCGTTTGCTTTAAAGCGCACAATCAAAAAAAGTGATTTTAAGGCTAATTAAACTTTATCAAAAATGAACAGATCATCATCCCTTTTCTGTATTGCCGCTTCTAGTACCAAGACTGGAGTCATTATTTACGAAGATGCCCCCAATCATAGTATCACTAAGTGTCTGGTTAATATCCATGAAATTGATCAACGAAGACTAATTGTTGTATCTAAGAATCCGAGTAAAGACTTCCCTAACGTCAGATATTATGACGTTCCAGTCAACACTATTATAGAGAGTTTCAAGGGTCAGGTTGAGGCTATTCTCTTGACATTCAATAGACCTCAAGAAAAGGCATGTCTCTATGAGAATCTCAATTATATTAAAAAATGTGTCACAAAGAGCTGTGTTATTTGTATAGACTTTTCTATTGGTGACAAAAATTTCAAGAACCAGTTTGACAATTTCACTAAGAGTCTTGGAATCACGTCTAATAAACGAAGAAAGGAAAATTACGATGAAGAAGGACGACCAAGGTGCTTCATCGAATACTTGATTACAGTCCCTGTTATTGTTAGTAAACCAAGTAGTTCTCCTATACTAACCTTTAAGAAGAGTATTGTGAAAAAGGTGACAAAGAATCGGGATATTCAGGCATTAATGAAGAGACTTGATGAGCTTGAAAAAATGGCTGAATTATATCTCCAGATTGTTAACCTTCGAAAAATCGATTTTAAAGACCTTTAATAACTGGTCCCAGAAAGCCTAGTTCTAGACGCAAGATCTGGACTTCTTTTTTTTAATACTACCACTACCCAACAAAAAAACTGATTATCCCTTATTTTTTGTTCATTTATACACGTACACATCATGGATCCTGTTTTTAAGAGATACAATTCTGCTTGTGTGGATGCTATTAATAGCTATTATCCAGAAGGGGTGATCTTAACTCCACATGGATTTTCAACTAAATACCTTATTGAAGAAGGAATTAACCCTACCAGATTTGTAATCTACAAATCAGTAGAATTAAAAAAAAGTATGAGTGTATTGTCTAATTATTCAGCTGTCAATATTTCTAAAACATTATCAACAATCGATAATATAAAGGATATTGAACAATGTAAAATTGTTAATGATCATATCATTACACTAATCTTCTCAGAAATTTCCCAACAAAATCATAAAGAGATTTGTGAGAAAATCAAGACTATCAAATCATCTGAATTGATTTTCCATGAATATGATGCAATTAAAAAAACTGGTTACTATGTAACCTTGGTCAAAAAGGAAAGAAAGAAGCGATCACTTGAAGATGTTCAATCTCTCGTGAAAAGAGCCAAAACGTATCACAAAATTAGAGAGCAAAATCAAGAGCTCGAATCAATTATAGTCACAACAAAAACCAATGAACAAGAACTTCAATTAGATCTTGTTCGACTCAGATCTGAGAATCATGATCTTAAGACTAGTAACGCAAAGTTGTCTGGGATGTATCAAAGACAACAAATAGATATAGCTCTATTACAAAGAAAGAACAAAGACCTTCAAGAGACTCTCGACGAAGTTACATCGTTTTCCTAAAAAACTGATTCTCCGTCCTTTTTTTGCTTTTATACACACAATGAAGTCATATACTGATTTTGCCACAGATTTTGCTATGATTGTCCAAGACAAAATTTCCGAAGCAGATCGTGATAGGGGAAATAGAACTATTATTTTCCAGGAACCGAAAAGCGATCCTCAAGTCATTCCACAATTATTGGACGCAGACTTTGAATACTGTCTTGATGAGCTTGATTTTATGGTCTCGTCAGAATATGAAAAAGAGATCGGTGAAAAATTCAATGGAGTTGTAATCGAAAACAATACAGTTGCGACATTAGTTGCTGAATATGATAGTGAAGACTATGATATTGCGGCTGTATGGGTTGCAACTACTAATAAGTTTTCATCAATCAAGACTCAAATTAGACAGATTGCGGCTTCTCCGAATATTAAGAGTGATACAATATTGGCTGTATCATTCAAGGAAGATGAAGACACAATTGAAGAAGACAATGACTTTATTCAAAGAGAATTTGCCAAAAATGGGCTTAAGTGCTATATAGAGAAAAAATACATTAATGACTCAAACCTCCTCTTTTGGTCATACTTCATTGTGAAAAACAAAACCTCAAAGGGGAAGCGTAAATTAGATGAACCACAATCCCCAAGAAAAAAGGCTAAAACAATGGAACTTAAGGAATCACAACCAACTGAAGAACAGATTCGATTGTGGGAAGCCCAGATTGAACAACTTGAACTCAAGGTCGAAAGACTTTATGATGCAATAAACATCAAGCTAAACAGAGCAGGAATCTTCTAAAAAAATGATTTTATACCTTTTTTATTGTATTCAAATGAAGGTATCTCACAAAAAGAAGCATTTGCCTACGACATACTGTGTTAGAAAGAAACATCCATTACAAATACGGATAGAAAGCCTTGAAAATGTAATAAATAAACTATTACTATGTCTTTGAAACTTTCTTTTTATTTTTACAACAACAAACAGAACTTATCACATCTCCAAATTAATTGACAAAAAGGTACTCCTTCCACTAAAAAAACTGATTTTTTGTACATAATTTTCTTACACACATACGTAATAATGTCTACCGCCGCTGCTACCCAAATCATCACTACCGTCACTGCCGAATTTGCTAAGATCATTGCAAAATATTGTATGCCTATTGGTTATATTTTGTACAATGATACGGATAATGGTGACTATACCAATTCCTTTGTTAAAGAAGGAATTGACAAGATGAGATTTATGATTGACGAAAATAAGGGTGAGTTTGTCACAAAAAACTATCCTACAATACTTACACGAGAAAACAATGAAAATCGTCCATTAGTTGCTCTTGCATGTAATTGTGCTTTCGATGGCACATTACTCAGAACAGGTAACAAAGAATTGCAGAAGATTTTTATGGGTAGTCCCATTGAATTAGTTGTTTGTCTCAAGATTGTTTTTCTTGGAGATGGGACCTCAGAAAAAGCTGTGGCAAGAATTTCCAACTTGAACAATGTTGAAATTTTGAAGCAATTCAAAGATCACAAAAGGATGTGGGTTATTTTCAAGAAAAGGGCAACACAAAAACGCCCAATTGAATCCACATCAACCCAACAAAATAAGAGAAAGTGTACAACACGCGTTACACCAATCCCAACTGCGATTATTGAAAAGAAGACAACACACGGTCGGGAAATTAAAGAACTGATGAATACCATTAATCGACTTGAAGGTCAAGTAGCACATACAATCGTTGAAAAGAATAAAATACAAAAAGAATTAGAATCGATGAAAGAACAAAATGATCGACTTGAAGGTCAAGTCGGACAATTGGAAATTGATTTCCAAACGATTAATGCAAATTACGAAAAACTAATCAAGCTTCTTGGTGAGTAGATTCGTTTTTTTTATTTATTTTGATCCAATTACACTTCTTTAATCGATAAATTTATTCATTTTGCGAATACTCCCATTTTATTTTTTCCATTGTAAATGTATATATGATGAAAAAAATCGTTATTATGGGTGCAGGAGTTGGCGGTATGTCTGCTGCACATTTTATCGCTACTTCCAAGCATGCTAAAGAATTCGAAGTTCATGTAATTGAAAGAAATTCTATTGTTGGAGGTCAAGCAAGAAGTGAAGGTAAACCAAACACGGGTGTTGATGGCAGAAAAGATGCTCCTGGTGAATATTGTTGGCGAGCTTATGGACCTGGATACAATAATTTGCGTCAAGTATTAAAAGAAATTCCAGTTGATGATATAGAAGGCGTTGATAATGTACATGATCTTTTGTTAGATCTTAATGATTTTGTTTATACACGTGACAACGGAGAAGTACTTACTATTAATACTGCCAGTGGATCGGAAAATAAACTTAGTTCAACTAAACAATTATTGAAACGAACATCATGGAGCGACTTTTATAAAACTCTTGATACCTTCGTTTATAGCGCAATGTCTTGTGATGAGCGCAATCAATCGCATGACGATATCACATGGAAAGATATGATGAAAAATCTTAGTGTAGAAATGAAGAAATTCGCCATTAATCCTATTGGAATTTATTATGGTCTTGATATTGATAAAACCAATGCTTCTGCCGTTCTGGATACTATGGGAGATATTGCAACTTTTGTTGGTGGCAATACATTCTCATTCAGTGTCATGACAGGACCAACAAATGAAATGTGGTTGGATCGCCATAAAGCATTCCTTGAAAGTAAGGGTGTCAAATTCCATATGTCAAAAAATATCACTCATGTTGCATATGATTCAGAATCAAACAAGATTGTTGATGTTGTTCTTGATGATTCAGAAACAATTAAAGGAATTGATTATGCTATTTGTAGTCTTCCAACAGAATCTGCTGCCAAACTCCTACGTGATACACCATGTGGAACTAAATTAGGTATGTTAGCACCTCTTGGAAAACAAATCCAAACCAGTATCGCATTTCATTTAGATGATCTTGTTCTCTTTCCTAATCCCAGTACAGTATACATGGTCGATTCTCCATGGGTACTTATGATTCTGCCACAAGGTCATCTTTGGAAAAATGTTAATATGGCTGATTATGGTGATGGAAATATCAAGGATTACTGGGCTGTTGGTGTCGGAAATGTTAATGTGCCTGGATTAAATGGCAAAACATTTTTGGAATGCACGCGCGAAGAAGCTATTAAAGAAGTTTGGGATCAATGTTTGAATTCCAAGGCACTTGAATGTGGTGCAAAAACAGAATCAGGCAAACCACTTACTGAAGTAAAAGTATTAGATACCTACTTATGGAATAGTTTTGAACGTAATCCTGTTTCTGGATTAATGGATACTTACGAACCAAAATTCAGTAATAATGTTGGTACACTTGCTACTCGACCACATACCCGAACGGAAATAGACAATATGTTCTTTGCCACTGCGTATACTCATCATTCTGGTCATATATTCAATATGGAAGGAGCGTGTGAAGCTGCAAATAATGCAGTTAATGAAGTCTTTTCGGCAGAAGATCTTGATTACATTAATACTAAGAAAGATAAACGTCGATTTTTAGGTGCTGTATTTTGTCCATTTAGACAAGTCGATAAAGCTTTCTTTAAACTTGGATTACCTCAATTAAGTAAATTTACTTGTGGATCACTTCCATTGCTAGGTCTCTCACTTGGTGGACTAGCTTGGGGTATTTTAAATGTATTGTAAATAGAAGTGCTCAAAAAAATGATTATTGTTAAGAAATATATCAAACATAATGAATACTCAATTTGTCAAACTCTTTCATGAAAATATCCCTGCCAATGCTGGCAGAATCATAGTTCCTGATGATTCTTGTCAAAAAGATTTAATTGAATCAGGAATCACAAAGAAACGATTTGAAAATGACAAAGAAGCTATTTCAGCAGTATGGTTAAGAACAACAGGAACCATCTTTGATTTAACAGACGGTATTAGAAACATTGTATCATCTCCTGATTTGTTTGACGGAACAATTCTTGCAATGGAGTTCAAGGGAAGATATAATAAGAAAATTGATATAACTTCTATATATGATCGCATTAATATGCCAAAAAAGAGACATTTAAAATTATATCATGGAAATAAAATCACAGGTCTTACAATCGAAGGTACTGAATTCTGGATTTATAAATTGAGGCGTGAAAATAATAAAAAACAAAAAATAGTTCAATCAACAAGTGACGCTGGACTTATCGAACCAGAACTCGTTACAAGACTGAAAGCGCTTGAAAATAAATTGAAAGGCGTATTTGATGCTATTGAAGCATCGTGGGACTAAATGGTCTCAATTTTTTATTTACTGCTGAAAGAATTTCAACTGTTCCAATAAATTCATATCTATTCATCATGATAAAGAAGATTCCTACTTCAGTCAAGTAACTTCCAAGAATTACTGCAAACACAGCATAATCAGTTCCAGTAATTATATTATCGTCCCAGGATTTCCAGAAAGTAATACCGAACGCCAAGAGTCCTCCTAGTACAAGCGGACCTATTTTCTTCAATAAGAAATCCCAATTTTTTGTGTCTCTCGCTTTACTTTCAAGTTTAATGTTTGGTGACTCCTCGGCGATTTCCTTTTCTAATTGTGCCTCTATTTTCTTAAGTTGATATTCTGGCATCTGTTTTGCCATGATTCCACTAATACGATAGACTTTATCATCAATAATCTTAAAGACGAATTCAGACACAATTTCATAAAAGAATACTGTTTGAATGATAGCAAAAACAAGAAAATTCCAAAAAACTTTTGATAACCCAAGAAGTTCCATCTTTTATTTTACTGGTGAAAAAATTGATTGTTTATCAAATAAAAAGAATAAATAATCAATTATGGAAGACTTCACTGTTGTTGAAACTATTTCAAATGAAGAAGAAAATAAGTACATCCAATACATTCTACAACATATTCACAAAAATAGATTTGAACCATTTTGGATTATGCACATTGTTTGGTGGAAACTTCCGAACATTGATATTATTCCAAAAAATGAAGACGGATTTAATTGGAGTAATATGTTTCTCGAATTAAATGATGCTCTTGAAGCATATACGGGACCTCACAAATTCATTGTCAAGTATTATAAAGATTCACAATTCTATGTCATTGTATTACCAAAAACATATAATTACAACTGTGTTTTTGATGAAGTTTATTATATTGAAAACGTTCGTTATGGAACAAATAGTAATATCTATTTCAATGATATGAGAACACATCCGAGTTACAAATTATATGGATTTGATAACTAAATTTTTCCTTTTTTTCCACTAGTAAAATAAAGATGAATCCCATTTTTGGAAAAGAAGTATTTGGAATTCTTTTAACTGCATTCTTTCTAACTGTATTTGAAATAGGCTTCTTTGTTTGGCAAGTAGCACCTACTATTGGTCATAATGTTAAAGGTCTAATTAATTTGTTTGCCAAAGCAATAGCAAAAAATAATCCTGATTTGATTCAAGTACCACCAACTATTTTAACCGCATTGGAAACAGAAGAAACAGACTTAATGCAAAGATTAAATCAAAGTATTATTTTTGATGCAGGTTGGGTAGCTGTGTCTTTGTTGATGTTTCTTGGCATATTTGGATATTCGCTGAAAGGTACTGGTGTAGCACCAATGGACAAAGGATCATTTCTTTTCTTAATTGGTTCTCTTATTCTCTTTATTGCTTTCCAAGTATATTTCTTCTTCGAAGTCAGTATGGCTTATGGTTATCCAGGAAATGAAGAAGCTGTTTTCGCGGCGAAAAAGGCTATGTTAATGGCGGTTAAAGATGCACAAAAAATTAAATAACTATATTATAAATGGGTAATCAAGAAAGTTATTCCAAAGTTTGGGAACGAACCACTAAACGCAATAATGATATTGTCAGTAATCCAGAACATCGCACTAGATATCTTCCTCCATTGCCTGGTGCACAATCTCAGTGGCGAAGAGTTGGTGTTGCTGCTAAGTACAATGCTCAACAGAATATGTTAACCAGTGGATTCCGCTTTGTTCTTGAAGAACAGATGTACAATAATGGATATCGTTACAGAATTCAAGATAATGAAGAAATTGCACCAATTCGTTTGGGATGGCATCAAGTCAAAGTCCGCGATGAACAAGTTCTAAAAGTTCATAATTTCCCAACTGGAGACAGTCAGAAATCAACAGAATTCAGAAGATCACCAAGATTCTTTCGTATAAAACTGGATTTACACACTAATTTTGACGCTAACTACAAACCTGTTAATATTTTTGGAGATTCCCCAATGAATGATTCTAGATATAGAAGTTCTAATGTCAGTATGCCAGTGAGAAAACAGGTTTAATTATTCTAAGGTATTATTCCAAGTATCACCTGCTATTTCTGATTTTTCGTATTCTGGTATATCTTCAATCTTTTCTCCTCTCAATTCGTTTAATTTATTAATAAACTTGTTTAATGGAAGTTCCATACTTATATCATTAATATCTATTTCAGTTATATAATTATTATTGAACCACTTAGTTGATAACATATTATTAAATTTTTCAATTGTCATATGTCCCTTAGTGAATCCAACTATACTAACAAGATATAGCAAATTAATAGCGTATTCATTTGTATATGTTTCATTTATTTTTTTAGATACAGTTTTGATTAGTGAATTATTAACATTTATTCTATAATCAATGCCTGTAACCTCAAATATTTTAAGAATAGTATGGTCCTGAAGTACAAAAGGTTTATTATATTTGATCAATACTTTCTTAATTTGATCATCAAAGTTAGTGTATCTAATAGGATTTTTGGAGAATATTCCAATAAGTCTTAATTCATAACGGCTAAAGTTGTATTGTATGTAACCATATGTTATTTCTCCATTACTTTTATAAATAATCAATGGGAATAAGAAATTTTGTGTATAATTTACTCTAGGTTGACAATGTTTCATCATTGAATCTAAGTAACTTGGAGAGTCAAGTTTATTTGTTTGTTCAGTCCATCTAAAATAATATTTTGTAAGTATATCGAATGATGTATCTGTATTTTGATAATAATCTAAGTAATTACATGTAAGTATACCAGGTCCAAAAAGTACAGTTAAGAATATCCACATTGAACTTCTTTTAATAATATTATCGATAGAGTTTTCTGAGGTGGATTCAGTAGAACTCTGTGATGATTCACTTTTAGCACCGTAATTTTCCCATATTTCTGGATCATCAATATTACCTTCTACAGCACCATTTATTTGAAGAATATTTGCTATATCACTTTCATTATTTAATAAAGCAATATCTAATGGTGTTTTTCCATTGCTATTTTTTTCATTAATTTTTCCTTTTAATTGAGGAACACTCAACAATAATAATTCTAATGCTTGTGGACTATTAATATGATGTAATATATTTCCTCCAACATTATCGTCCCAATTAACTAATTCTTGTTGTTTTTTGCTCAATTCAGAAGCTATACTTGTTGGTACAACAATACTTGTTGGTGTGACAGCTTTACCTTTGTTAACGTTCTTTAAACTAGTAATAATTCCATTTAATTTGGCTATAGCTGAATCAATATCTTCGATCGCCCCACCACCAAATTGTTGGAAATAAGTAAAGTGTTTTTTGGACATTTATTTTAAGGAATGAAAAAAATTATGAAACTGTGATTTTCAGTTTCTCATTCTTCTTTTGAATATTGCCTTCGCGTTTAATATTATTACCATGTCCAACAACAGTATTGCGTGTACCAGTGATATTATTACAATTTCCACTAATCATATTGTTATTACCTACGATTGTACAGTAATTTCCAATAATTGTACAATTATTCGCACGAATAACATTGTTATTTCCAGTAATTTTAGTATTTTTCATACCATACAATTCGCCTTTGTGACACTTGATTTCCTTCATTTTATTCAACAATATAAAGAATTTATTCAGTTTTTTATTGGATATTGTCAAAGAAACTTCTATCCAGTGGATCTGTCTCTTTTGTCCAAGGTCCTGTTAAACCTATTCTAATTCCTGGTGGATAAGCCACATCAATTCTTCTACTTGCACGAGGACCACAACAAACTCCTTCCATAGATTTCCAAACAATCGTAACGATTAACCCGACTAAAGCACCAATAAGAAAAATAGCACCACATAAAATATTATCACCCATTCTATATTAATAAACCTACAAAAGAATATCATTCTCCGAATACTTTTTTAGTTCCTCCCATGTATTTGTATCCATAACCTTCGTCAATCATAAATTGATTAATATTTCTGCCATCAATATAAATAGTACCAAGTAATCTACCATATTTATCAAATTCATGACATTCTAAATCAATTAACTCATCTAAAATCTCATCTGCTAAAACTTTTTTTGCTTTCAAACCTTCCTTTTTTTCTTCTTTGTTCCTGGTTCTAATTTCGGGACTATCATAACCCATCATTCTTATTTTAAACTGTTGATATTTGTGATTAAATTTGAATATAACAGTTATTGTGTCACCATCATAAACATCAATACATTTTGCAACATAACGATTGCCTTCTAAAGAAAATAATTCAGTATCTTCCTTTTCTAATTTTATGAGTCGCCAGTATCGCAATTCACGCCATTTTCGTTTTAAGTAATCCATCCTTTAATTAAAAAAAGAAATTATCTTTACTTTCTAGTTAAGACGGAAAGTCCAATTCCAATAAGACTTGCATTAATAATGTAATGACTTCTCGTATCAATTACTCCATTTTTTTGTTCATAAGTTGATTTAATTGAACTAATGCCAGCGGCAACAATCAATCCAGCACTAACTTTAATGAGAATAGTAGAAAGCTCCATTTTAAGTTGTAATTTATTTAAAATCATTAATCAATTTTTTTGAAAGTACTAAAGACTTCCTATATACGCATAATTCTTATATTGGTACTACACCAGATATGTAAATGAATTGACAAAAGCCATGATACATGTACCTCTTAATTTAACCAGGGATGTTGAAGCATTTGTTCTGGTGTTGCTCGCTTTTCAACATCATACTCTAACATTGGTAATAAAAAGCTCTCAACAGCATCAGCATCTTCTTCAGAGAAATTATATTCTCGTTGAAGAATCTTGCTGATATTTGTATCCTTAAGAAAACTAGGTTTATTTCTAATATTACCAGCGCGATGGAAGTAATCTCTACTAACTTCACCACGTCTTTGAACGTATTTTGGAACATTTCCGAGTGTATTTGTCATTAACCAAAGATGCATTTGATCAACGAGATACTCGTCTTCTTCATCGTCGTCGCTGTCGTCTTCACTATCGCTATCATCACCACTTTCGTCGTCACTTTCGCTATCACCACTTTCATCCATATCGCCAATTTCTATTTCATCAACATATGAATGTGGATCAAATAAGTAATCATCAGTTAATAATTCAAAAACAATACATGCCAATGCCCAAATATCAGTACCACAATCATAATCAGCATCAATGATTCCTTCTAAACTTCTATATTCAGTAGTACCAATATTATTAGTGAAATGTTTGTGCGTCCAACATCCACTCCCTAAATCACCAATTTTTATTGTAACACTCGAATCTTCAACTTTGACAAGAATATTTTCAGGTTTTAAATCTGTATGAATAACCTCATTATTTCTCAGAAATTGCAGTCCTTGTAGTGTTTGCTTAGCGATCTCCTTTACAAGTGGAATAGGCATACCATGTTTATACTTTTCTAATAGATCAAGAAGATTAAGATCCATTTTATCCAAAACCATACAAATGTGTTTCCCTGTCTTACTTTCGTGTTCGAAATGATCAAGTAATCGCACAACATTTGGTGACCATTCCTCATCAGTATTCATACTGTCAAAAATTTCAATCTCATCTTTTGCAGAATCAGTATATTCCTTTTTGCTTTTTTGCACCTTTAGTGCATAAGATTTGTTATCATCACACAAAACTTCCCAGCAATTACTAAATCTTCCATGACCTAGTTTCTTTACAGCTTTATATTTTTGATTAAATATATTACCAGCTTTTATTGGACAATAACCCCCTTTTTTCGGAGTTGACATATTTACAATATTGGTTTAAAAAAAATGAGTCTTAAGATACACACACTTTAAATTACATAATCAATTTTATGTCCAGTATTTAATATTTCCACTAACATCTACTAAAGAAATATTTCCATTTAGTGTATCGTCAGGATTACCGCCAGTTGCATTCCTGAAAATTCTTACAACAACAAGTTCATGAGGAAGAAGAGTATTAATTGGAATACTAAACATTGTATTGAACATAATACCACTACTATTAGAAGGTACTGTAATAGTATTTGAAAATACAGTAGATGGTAAACTACTATTATTAATATTATCACCCATTTTTGCTTTAGCAGCTTCTACTTCGAGTTCAACATCACCAGCGTTGTTGGTAAGTGGTATCCATGATACATAAAATAATAGTGGGCATGCAGTACAAGTTCCGCAGGGAATTCTAATAGTACCTCCAATGGCATCTATAACATTATTTGCCAATACATTAGCTACGGAATTTATTTGCAATGAAGGAGTAAAATCAATATCAGTATTACTAGGAACTTGTGAATTGATTGTTTCCAGTAGTTTTCGATGAAATACAAGTTCTCTAACAACTCGAGCAAAGCCGAAATATTGTTGGCGACCATCATTCCCAATTAATGTATAACTCGGCGAAAGAGTGAATGTGGTTACTTCTGGAATAATAAGAATATTGTTAGTCAAAATTATTCTAACCCAATATTTATTATTTCCATTCAAAACTAATTTCTGCCAAGAAGAAGTCATTAATGAATCGAATCTCATATTTTCTTCTGTACCAGAAGCCCTTTCAAATGGTGTATCAGCGTATTGATCCATCGGTTGGACTGATTCAGAAACCATTACATTAAACTGAGTCCATGTTGCTCCATTCCAATATTGCCATTGACTATCTTGAGATAAATCACTTGTAGCGATATTGGGAATATATGCAACACCATGAAATACCTGATCAGCACCAATATAAAGAGCATTGTTAGTTGTGTTTCCTTGAAGAATAGCAAATTGTTGTGGACTTTGTGCAGGATTAGAAGGTCCAACTGCTAAAGTTGTAAGATCTAACCAAGTACCACTAATTCCGTTACTGTTACTTTGAACAATCATACTTTCTGTATATTGTCCACCTTCACCAACAGACAAACTGCTTGGTTTATTAAGAGTACCAATAACACTACTGGTTCCGCCGAACTCTGTTGTACCAACAGTGACAGCTTGGGAACCTCCTCCAGGTCCCTGTATTAATGGAGTTTGAACAAAACGTGAAGCCAAAACTACGTTTCCATATAAAGTTGTATTATCTCTTGCAGTAGGGATATTAGCCATATATCATATGATCAGAAAAAAAGAAAAATAAACCCAAATAGGAAACTTATTTTTTGTTGAAGGAAAACAATGACATGCGAAGTTAATAAGACAAAGAAAAAAGACTCAGTTATCGTCTTCTTTTCTTGTTCTGTCTCTTATTATTATTATTAATGTTACGCTCGCGCCATTGTTTTCCTTCAACAAAGAATCCCAGTTGATCATAGCTGTGAGCAAACTGACAATCATCCTTGATCAAAACACCATTTTCGTCATAAAATGTCCAACCACAATCCTTTGGTGTACGATTGCACATCATAGTTTTGTAGTCTTGATTCTTAGAACCAAAATCAATGTGTGATAATTCCGGATACTTTTCGACAATTTGATCTCTAGTATAAGGACCAAACTTGATATTTCTGTTAATTAAAGATGGCTTACTAATTTCATTCCACAATGCAGGAATATCATTGTCCAATCTGTTAGTTAAATGATCAAATCTGGTGTTTAAAACACTCAACATGTTTTTCAAATCTGCATTTTCGATTTTCAACATTTCAACTTCATTTTGCAATTGTTCATGTGCTTTCTTTAATGTATCATGTTTTTCTGCTAAAAGCTCATTATTCGGAATATGAGAAGTCTCTGAAGGCAAAGGGATCTCGAAGTATCGTTGAAAGCTTTGGTTGGAATCCATTTATACTCTATAATTAAAAATATAATCAGTTTTTATAGCAAGACTGGAGACGTAAAAACTGAATAAAACAAGCCTGTTAAAAAGTGATAATAACACACTAAATGATGTCAGAACTCAATATTCCTGTGTTTGTGGCTAATGTCGAAGAATGGGTTGAGACCAGTTTCAAAGATAATTTAAACACCAAACAGAAGAAGTATATGTATGATTCATTCAGTAGTTTTCAAGCTCAATTATGGGCTGTGATGCCTAACCCTTTAGTGAAGCCTCATCGAAAGGGAGTTGTTCCCGAACCGAAGATTAATACCAGTAATGAAAGTCTTCTTGCCAAATCCATGGTTGATTTTCTACTCGACCTTCTCTTGGATATTCAACGTTTTGCCAGACAGGTAAGACGTGGTGATCACAAGTTCAAAGAAGGAGATACTACTAGCCAGTACTCACGAAGAAAAATTGCTATGGAAACTTTAGAACGCGATCTTCAGAGCCGCATCAACGCTATGATCCGTTTGATGTCAAAAAGGCTCCCTAGAAAATGAGTCTCAAGCTTCAAGGTCCTTCGGGACCACCTTTTTTTGTTTTAAGGAAGAGAGGTCCTGAAGGACCTTGAAACAAAAAAATTTGACCCCCGGAGGGGTGCGATACTCATTAGTAGGACTGATAAAGGTCTATTAAACTCGCTGCGCAGAGAAGATCTGTCTCAATAATGATACCTGTCTTGCTTGCAAGAGATACTCGCAAGGCAAGTTCGATTAAATGAGGCTCAGATACATCAATCACTTTGATAATACCAGACGGCTTAAGAACACTAAACTTCATATCGGCTTTGTGATTTATGGATCCTATGTCTAGACCTATTTTATTCAATTTCTCTTGGAACAAAATACCCTTTTTGAAAAGTACCATAATCAGTAATAATCTGTTTTCTCGCCAATGCCATACGAGGACCATACGTAGCGACAGCATTCCATTCAATATCAACCTCAAATTCATTGGTGTCTTCTTCAAATTCTATCTCTAAATGGACTCTAAAATTAGGTATGCAGTAGGTAGGGATATCTATATCAATCCTGTTTGAGTCACTTTCCCTGACTTTTTGTTCAGCTACAAATATTTCAATCTTCTTGACAGGAGTTTCGCTTATCACATTTATAGCTGTCAAAAAATCACCATATCGTGGTATATCAAAACTAGCTTTTTTTGGTGATATCCACTTCTTTTTATCACTCCATACATCTTTTTTCCACCCTCTTGATCGAGTTTTTTTAAGGTCTGTATCCATATTTTTATATAATCCCATCACAATACATTCATCTGGTTCAACATCAATTACGTCAAGGCTACTAATTAAGTCTCTTAAAATGACTTTTTCAGGATAAGGAGAAAGTACTTTTTGAATATTTTTCTCACACTGTTCTTTATAAGCCTTTTCTCCATGTTTTTTAATGTATTCGCAAGTTGAACAAGGCTCTATTTTAAAGCTCATTTATTATACTAGTTTATTAAAAATGTCGTTTGTCAGACTCACCTGTCCTGAAAAATTTATGGAAATACCATTTAATAACAATAAATTCGAGATACTCTTAATCGCTGCTTGTGGACCTCGAGGATATTGTTATAGTATTTACGAGTCTTATCCGCGAGTCCATAAGGTTAAAGAAATTGGTAAATCAACAGGTAATTATTCGTTTCCAGAGAAATTTGATGATATTGAAGATATCGTTTCGCATATTGATGCATTTAAAAATATAATTATTTTTGGAATTCGTATCAGGAATCAAAAAGAAGAAAATAAGTACAAAAAATATGGATTTATTGATCATTTGTCAAATCACATTTAAACACCAGTATCAAACTCCAAAACCAATCCATACAAATTAGGAGGACTACCACCTGCAGTTCTACGAACACGAACATCAATTCGCTCACTGGAATCACCAGGCAAATTACCATTTGTCAGACTTAAGGTTCCGAAACCACTTGCTGCAGATTCAGTTACAGTGTCACTAAGAACTCCGTTAATGAAAACATCAATAATAATTGTTCCACCACCAGAAATACCATCCCATTCATAACTTACAACACCATTTTGATAATTTAATCCTGTGGTTGGACCGTATCGACTTCTAATCCATGGGAAATAAGCAATTGTGACGTTAGTTACTTTATTAATACGAATTTGTTGTTGAATAAGATCATATGCAACTCTTTGATTACCTGGACCTAAGGGACCTATAAGAGAATTAATTGCACCAACAATGTTTTGTGGTAAACTACCATCAAGATCAGTTTGATTAGCAGCTGTACTATTAAATGGAATAGCAGCAGCAGTACCAAGAGCATCGAATGTAATAGTTCCTTGTGTACCAGCACTAGGTCCTGCAGCAATAACCACGTCTCCACCATTAGTACCACCTTGTCCAGCAGTTAATTCAAGATTTCCACCAGTTGTGGCACCTTGTCCAGAAGTTAAACTAATACTTCCACCAGATGCTCCACCAGTTGTACCGGCATCAATAGTAACATTTCCAGCAGTTCCAGAAACAGATGGTCCAGCATTAATATCAACATTTCCTCCTTGAGCAGTTCCAGTTCCAGCACCACCATTTAAGAATAAACAACCAGCAGTTCCTCCAGCGGCAGTTGCATTACCACCAGTAAGATCTACACAACCACCACTACCGGTAGCAGTAGAACCTCCAACAAGTGAAACATTTCCACCAGCACCACTGCTTGGGGCATTACCGCCATCAAGTGTAACAGCTCCACCATCACCAGTACCAACACCAGCAGCAGCATTAAGATCAATAACACCACCATTGGCATTAGTACCAGTACTAACACCAGCATTAAGTGTGATTCCTCCACCATTATTAGTTCCACCAGTATCATCACTACCACCAGTACCAGCATTCAATGTTACATCACCACCAGAAGTAGTTCCTGAACTGTTTCCAGCAGTTCCGATAATTGAACCACCAGCATTATTACCACTTTGAGCATCACCACTTGAAAGTGTAATTCCACCACCAATTCCTCCACTAGCTCCACCATTAGCTGCACTAACTGCAACACTACCACCAGCTCCAGAAGTTCCACCAACTCCAGCACTTACTGTTAAAAGACCACCAGCACCAATACCATCACCACTACCACTACTTAATGTAGCACCACCACCTGCTGCACCAGAACCAGTACCTGCATCACCTGCACCAATTAAAAGTGTACCACCACTTCCACCAGCACCTGTTCCACCAGTTCCAGCACTAATAGTTGTGTTACCTCCACTATTAGTGTCAGCACTATCACCTGCGCTCAAACTTAATGCACCACCACTTCCGGCAGCACTAACATCACCAGCACTAATAGTAACAGCCCCACCACTTCCATCAGTTGCAGTACCAGCAGTAATATTAACAGCCCCAGCGTTTCCACTTGTACCTCCACCATCTCCAGAAGTAAGTGTTAAACTACCACCAGCACCAGTTCCAGTTATAGTTCCAGCATCACCAGCATTAACAACAACAGCACCACCACTACCAGATCCACTGTTGGTAACACTACCCGCCTCAATTGTTACTGCTCCAGAACTTCCATTTGTTCCACCACCAATACCAGAAGTGATCTCAACAGCACCACCGGATCCATCAGTTGCACCACCGGATCCTGCATCAATATTGATAGCACCACCACTACCAGTTGTATTACCTGCACCAGCACTGACATTAATGTCTACACCGGGATTTGTAGCAGCAGGACCAGCATCTGAAGTAATACCACTACCAGTTTGAATGTTAATTGGTGTAGAACCAGTATCATTACCATTATTCAAAACAGAAGATAAATTCTGATTTGATTGAGAGAACTGTGACCATGCAAGTGCATCTGTACCAACAATAGCTGGATCATTAACTTGGATAAATCCAGAACCACCAAATGTATCACCAGATTGAACAAGTGTAAATGCATCATTAGCATCGTCTGTATTAACAAGATCAACACGTGTCAAGATCCAGTTTGTTGCACCTCCTCCACCATCGTTTGTGACTTCATACAAACCATTAGCATTATCAGATGGGGGACTTCCTGCACCTACATTTTTAACCAGAATTCTTGTGCCATTAACAATACCTCCACTAAGTCCAGTATCAAATGCAGGATCTCCATTAATATCTTCTGCTAAATTGGAAGTAATAGTTCCTGCACCATTGTTATAAACTGCATCAGCTGTTGGATCTGCGATAGTAGCAATATCAACTGGAGGTAATACATTAATACCAGTAGCAAGTTGTTCCGCAGCACCACGAGTAATATAATCGGAAGCATTGGGAAAACCAGCAAGTGTTGTAGGACCGTCACGAATATTGTTTCCATTCATATCGATCTCTCCATCGTAAACTGAATTAGCACCGACATAAATACCACCATCAATTTGAACTGCACCAGTTCCAGCACCAGTACTAGCAGTAGTATTTTGTACATCAAGTGTACTAGTAGTACTTAATGTAACATCATTACCAGCACTTACAGAAAGATCATCATTAATCTGAATTGTTGTTGTGTTTGATGCTGCGATCTCATCAGTATTAATTCCATCAGGGAAAAAATAGGACATTTATTTAATGTAATAAAAAAAAGAAATTTCTTTTGTAAGATAAATATGGACTTTTTCTTATTCGGTATCATTTTACTTATTGTTTTCGTTGAAAGTAGTTCATTAGTTTGTCTTAAAAAGTATGGGAAAGGAGAATCTAAATGGTTTTTGTTAATTGGGCTTATTGGTTACTTAATTGTTGCTTTGTTACTTTTGAAATTAACGCTTATTAATGATATTGGACTAGTTAATTCATTATGGAGTGTTATTAGTGTTTTATCAGTTATTGTTGCTGGAAAAGTATTCTTTGATGAAAAATTAGATGGAAAAGACATAGCAGCTATAAGTGTTGCGACAATATCAATAATTGCATTACAAATAAATCATTCTTCGGTATAAATACAATAGTTTTTTTATCGATAAATTACAAATGGATTCTACAGAAACTTCATTAATTATTGTTTTTATTATTTTGAGTTTAATAATTGCATTATTACCAAAAAAGGAATCTTAACCACTTTAATAAAAAAATTGATTAAATCATCTTTATTACTTACAAAATTTAAATGAACGTTGTAGGAAATATTAAACCTTGTGAACTTAATTATGATGAAATTGATTATTTAATCATTACCATAAAGGATGGTATTTCTAATGAAGAAATTGAAAGTATTATCAAAGAAGGATATAAAATAGGCATTCAAACAATTCATTTACCAACACAAAAAGCATTGATTCAATTCATATGTTCTCCTGAAGAGTTTGAAAAAAATATTTTATCCAAACATAATAATCAAAATGCCAAAGAAATTTATGATTATTATGCAAATAAAAAACTTCATTCCATAAGAGAATAAATAAACTAATTTTTTTATTGTTGAAAACTAATTGCAGTACCAAACAATTGTGGAGGAACAGATCCTAATCCATCATTTTGCCCTCGTAAAATAAGTTTCGTATCCGCTACCGGTAAAGAGATATTAAATGTATAAGCACCTGTACCTGCAGTTGTCAATGTACCGATTACTGCAGCTGCTGTATTGTCAAAAACGTCTAAAGTAAGTTCTTGATCACCAATTTCAGCATAAAATGTGACACGTCCATCAGTTAGTGTGTTATACTGTGATTGATCCCATGCTAAATAAGCTAAGTTAACTAAAGTGGATTTATCAAGTACAATCTCAATTGCTGTTACACTAAAGGCAATCCTGCCACTTGTTCCTGCACCTCCAGTATTAGTGATTAAAATAGAATCCGGATTTTCTGTAATATTAATACCTACACCAGCTTCTAATGTACGGAATTCAAGTATAGTACCAACTTTTTGTTTATAAACTTCATTAAATCCACCGACGTTAGCAGCGTCAGTTACATCTCCTCCACCTCCTCCACCTGAACCATCATCCTGAACGAATTTAACTGGATCGACATTCAAAACAAGAAAAGGATCTTTATCATTAAACCAAAGCGTACATTCAAGTGTATCACCTTCGCTCACTAAAACTTTACTACTTCTTATATTAGGTTGAAAATCAACAGTTCGTGCCAGAACACTAGGACCGCTATTATCTAAAACTTGATACACTCCATTTTCAACTGGATTTGCTTGTTGTTGAAGCAAGACACGATCTAATATATTAAGTGCAACACCATCAATAACAATTGCACCTGGAACTGTTAAAATACCTAAATTGAATATACCCACAATATCTCCAGTAGCTGCGGCACGAACATTAAGAAGTTCGACAATGATATCGTCTGTTAATGCTTCAATAGTAGATCCAACACCAAATATATTTTTTGTTGTGCGTTGTATATAAGGATTTGCACCAAATATACTAACTGAATTACTTCCCATTCTTTATTTATGAAGGTAAAAAAGAAGACTGTAATTAATTACTCTTATATCTTTTTGGAATAAAAAATAATACTGATTTGTTTTTAAATTGAACTTCCTACTTCGAGACTGAAACACCATGGTAACCCTCTTGTATTATACAATCTCCGAATATCATTTGTTCTTAATTGAACAGTAAATTTTCTAGCACGACGTCCGGTTGTTCCAAGAAGATATGAGAAATTATAATCATTCTGGAAAAATGTATACGTATTTCGTGGTGCAGACAATGGAATTCTGTAAAATGTATCTCGTCCTCCTTGACTCTTGCTCTCAACCATAGGATATGAATCATGTGCATTGCTACTAAGATACAAGAAAACAGCTTTTTCGCCAGTTAAATTAATCTTATTAGGACTCAAAATCTCACCAATTGGTCCTCCAACACTAGTGTAGTTTGCAATATTGAATCCGAGAATTTGACGTGCACTTTGATTTAAAACAATTTCTTGTTCACTATCACCAGATGCTTGGCGAATTGAGTCGGCAAACTGTGCTGGTGGTGCAAACTTGAATTCATAAGGAAGTACTCCACCAGTGCCTTGAATTCTGAGTTGTCCATTAACAATACTGAAAGTATATACATTTGTAGTTGCAAGAGGAGTCACTAGATTAGTTAATTCCGTAATTAGTTTATTAGCATCATAGTCACCAACAGGAAGTTGAAGAGGATAGTCTGTTCCATTGTCTGTCAAGACAAATCCATTATTAAATTCATGGACATTAAAGTCACTAACAGGTATTTGTGCATCCAGAAGTTTGATATACAGAACATTTTTTAATTCATTGAACAATACAATTTGGAAATCACTCGCATCCGGATATCTAACAGGGTCTCTTTGATCGCTATCAATACTAATAAAATGTTTGGTATGTGGTGTATCGCGAAAACGGAAATTTTCAGACATTTCTTTATTTTATATGTAATATAAGAATATAACCGTCATGGACACAAAAACAGTTATTATAACGGTTCCTCATGCTACATGCCCAATGCGTGGCAATAAACATTTTTGTGATAATAGAGCAAAAGAATTTGCAAATCTTCTTCAACAAGCTTTATCGCAACGTGGACTAAAAGTTATATTATTAATTGCAAAAACATCGCGAAAAGAATGTGATATTAATAGACCAGAATGTAGAACCATGTCTTTTCGACCACGTTTAACAAAAATGTATTGTGGACTAAAAGCAGAAAAAAATAAAACTTGGATAATTGATTTACATTCTTATTTTCCAAAAAAGGATAATAATATCGATATAGTAATTCTTGATTTAGAGAATCGTGATAAAATACCTGCGAATGTGAATCAATTAATGAGGAGATTAAAAGAAAATGTGTCTGTAAAATTTTATGAAGGGAAGCTTTCAAATGATATATTAAGAGAATCTAGAGATTGGGGATTTATGAATAGTATATTAATTGACATAAATGAAAAAATTTCGGGAAAAATGTTAAAAAAAACAATAACAACTATTGTTGATGTTATTAAACCTATTGATGATTCTTGTAGCATTATGTAAATAGTTTATTGGTATAAAGGAATATAATAAGGAGTGATTCCATTAATATTAATTTCTAACCAACTATCTGGATCGGTTGGTAAAGATTCTGCTGTACCGGTTCCAGTTAATCCAGGAGTATCAGTAATTGTGGTGTTAATTCTATGAACATCAGTGCTACCATTAGTTCCTAAAGTAACAGCACCATTGATTTGTAAAGTATTATTAGCGAAATCACCATCAATAAGAGGTTCATTTGTACCAGTACCAGTGTTATCAATCATTAAACGATCATTTGTACCATTAGTAACTCCGGCATTTCTTCCAATTAAAAGACAATTTAATCCAGTAGCACTATTTCCAGCACCATTTCCGATATAAATATTAGCAGATTCCGTTGTATTGCCTAATCCAGCATTTTGACCAATAAATATATTGTCTTGTCCAGTTGTATTTCCACTACCAGCACTAGTGCCAACAAATGTATTATCAGAACCAGTATTATTACTAGAACCAGTATCAGTTCCAATAAAGGTGTTATTAGTTCCTGTTGTAAAGAGTCCGACATCAACGCCAATAAATGTGCTATTTGCTGGAGGAATACCAGTATTACGTCCTAAACTTGTTGAGCTGGCAAGAGTTTTAATTGTAGCTCCTTGGAAATTTCCACCATCATCAATTTCTATAGTAGAGTTTTGAATTAGTTTTCCTGTTGTTCCATCAAATCGAGCAATAGCATTATCAGTACTGGCTCCAGGACCAACAACATCTCCAGGTCCTGGATCATCCATCCAAACTGCATTTGTTGCTCCAGTAGCGATAAGAATCTGACCAGCAGTTGGTGCAGCACTAGTACTTACATCAACAGGATTAGCTGAAGAATTAAGAAGATGTGTGGCACCAAGACCAGCACCTTGGATTGGTTGAATTACAATACCGGGAGAAGTAGAACAAAGATTATCAGCAATCAAACATGTACTGGCACGCACTGTGTTTCCAAAGAAAACACCAGTTCCAAAACCTAAAAATGTCGACATTATTATACATTAACAATCGAAAAAAAAGATAGTATAATAACTTAAACATCAAAGAATTCAATCTTTTTATCTATTCCATTAACTTTAACAGTAATATATCCAGCACTCGCTCCTGCTGCTCCCGCAACAGTTGTTCGAAAATCAACAACATCACTTCCTCCAATAGTTCCCAATTGAACATCACCATTTAAAATAACATTTCTTGAAGAGAAATTTCCATCAATAAGTGGTGCATTTGTAGAAGTGTTATCAATCATTAAACGATTACTTGCAAAATTTATAAGTCCAGCATCATGACCAATTAAAACACAACCACTTGCTGATGAAGATTGTCCTGCACGATAACCAAGAAAAGTGTTATCAGATCCAGTTAAATTTAAGAATCCAGCTCTATTACCAAGATAGACATTATTATCACCATCAGAATTTCTATTTCCTGCTCCTTCACCAATAAATGTATTATTATTTCCATCTATATTAAATTCTCCACTTTCATTACCAACAAAAGTATTGTTTTCACCAATTGTAGTAGCTGTTCCTGCGTCAGTACCAATAAATGTATTATCGACTCCAGTAGTTATTGCAACACCGGATCGAGTTCCCAAAAATGTGTTATTAACACCACTTGTAATGGCATTACCAGAACTAGAACCAACAAAGGTATTATCCTGTCCAGCGGTACTTTGTCCAACATTAACACCAATGTTGGTTTCTGTTGCAGTCAATCGAATATCATCATTACTGATACTACCCTCCACAACTAAATTTCCTGTAATTGTAACAGTATCATTAGGTTCGAGTGGAGCAATAAAATCTGTTAGTACTTCAGTACTAGCACGCACTGTGTTGCCGAACAATACACTTGTTCCGAGTCCAAGAAATGTTGCCATTTATAAACTATAAAGTGAAAAAAATGAAAATTTATTTACTATATAAAATATACACTAGTAATGATTTCTGGAGCTTGTTACGTAAGTGATGATTCTGACCCAATTTACGGAAACTTTGATGATAAAACGTTTTCAATAAAGGCAATATTAACGACAGGGTGTTTTAATTATAGAACACTCAGTATCGGGAATTTCAAAAACGTAAATGATGCCAAAAATTGGGCATTAAAATGCAAAAAGGCATGGATTACCACTTTAATAGGACAAAATGCTAATTATAGAAAAAAATTAATCATTCCACAAATTAACATTCTGATTACGCAATGATCCTTATTTAAGAACAAACACAAAATAGAATAACCAGTATTGCTAATACTAATATAATTCCCTTACCTTTCAAAAGACTACCTCCTTTTTGTAATCTTCGTCGAAGTTCATTTATTTGATCTTCAGTCAATTTTGGTGGTTCTTCTTGTCTTGAATAAGCAAATATTCCACCACCGAGTGCTAAAACAATACCAATAGCAATGGCAATGACAATCCAATTTGTGCCTCCACCTTTAGTCTCAGCCTTAGTCAAATTTTTTATTTTAGCAATAAGATCTGCTACAGCCTCAAATGCACACATCTGTTCCGCACTACCAGCTTGTGAAAATTTAAAGTCATAAATATTACTTTCAGTAGCATTAACAACAACATCGCCTCTGATGTTATTAACATTAACATTTCCACATTCTTGAATTTGCTTTTGTTCAAGTAACGTTTTAGCCTCACTAATTGCAACACTCATTTCTGGACTTAGAATTCCTCCACTTTCTGTGATAGCTTCAGTTTCTTGGATTAAGTCAGCTAATTTTTTCTGCAAACCATTAAATACTTGTTGCAAACTTGCAGTACATTCCTGTGTTACGAGAACACCGCGGGCTGTAGTTTTATCAAATGTTAGTTTAATATCACCAGTTATATTTTGACAACTTACATTTCCGCCTATCTGTCTTTGTTCCTGAATAATATCATTAACAACATCACTTTTACTTACACTCAGACTAGGTGATAAAACATTACCCATTTATTTACGTAATGAAAAATAATTTACTGAGTTTTCTTTTTTCGCATTATCAAGAAAACTAAGATAATAGATAAAATAATTATAGTAGCACTTCCACCAATAAGTACATTAGTGCTAATACCGAGTTGATTAGCAGTTTCGTCAAGGAATGTTGGAATTTTGACACCACTGTTGTCATTACCGTTACCATTTGTAGGTCCATTACTGTTACTAGGTCCATTTGTAGGATTTTGTGCTTCTTCTAACTTTTTTTGCACCTCTTCAGCAAATTCAGATCCACATTGTTGTCTAATGGCTTTTAAATCAATATTACTGTCAGTTCCAGTAATAGTAATATTCCCAATGCTACAATTAACAATATCAGGACAATTTAATGTTCTTTGTCTTTTAATTCTATAAGCCTGTGGATTGCCAGCACAACGTACATCAACACATTCTGGTGGTCCAAGAAGTTTAGTTTCTTTATACATATCTTGTGGTAATAAACACCCACATCGTGGATCTTTTTGTCCTTCCTTAGTGGCACAATAATTTCGCACAACAGTATCGCATTCATCATTTTCCCAACACCAATTTGGATGGCATTTTGATTCAGAATCAAGTTTACCAAGACAACAATCAAGTTTATTTTTAGAACTATATACACGTTCATACTTCTTACGATATCTTGGAACCTTCTTAATAAAATCACCAAAGCAATATTTTATACATTCAGTAGGAGCTTTAACAATACCAATTTCTCTAAATCCCGAAGGAGCTTTTTCTTTTTCTATTAAATCATCTCTTTTTGAGTTACAATATACTTTTGAATACTTGATATCAGTTTTGTATGTACGACAAGAATCGATTTTTGAACCAGTTGTATATCCCGAATCACAAATACCCATTTATTATAGTATTCGTTTTTTTATTGGAGTAAAATATAATATGAAATTTGGAACTGCACTTTCTTATGGCATTGCAAGTATTCTTATTGCTGCTGTCACATTTTTTGGAACATATGTTGCAGTAGATATTAACAAAAAAGAAGGTATAAGAACTATTGTTAGTATTGTAATTGTTGGTTTCATTGTGTCTGTACTTTGTGTCGCATGGTTTTTATCAACATTTAAATGCCCAACGTCCACGGAAGGATTTACACCAAATAGTCTCGCTAGTCTAGAATCTTACATCCAAAATACAGAGATTTATAATAAACAACAAATGTACGCTTTCTTGAACGAAATTGGGAATCGTTTCAGTAACCAAGGTAGTCCAGAAGAAAAACCATATGGTGTATTAATTCAAGGATTTTCTTCTTGGCTACAGAAAAATCCGGAACAAGGAAATGATATGTTGAATGCTTTAAGTGATTTAGTTGGTATACCAACAGAAACTGCATCTAATATTGCCAGAGAATATGCAAACCAAACTGGCTTATCGCAAGAAAATACTGGCGTTTTAATCAACATAATTGCATACAACATTGTTAGAACAAGAGTTGAAGCTATTGAAAATTTCACAAATGAAGAAGAGGCTAATCTTATTCAAGTAGTTCAATCAGCTTACCTTGGCGAAAATACGGATCTTTTGAAATTTATGAAAGAAATCGAAAGCCTTTACCAACAAAGTAGTGATCCAGAAGATAAAGAAATAGCCAATCTTTTAGGTCCATTCATCGTTTATCTTACAATGCAACCAACATCTGCCGTCGCCATACGAAATGCATTAAATTACACCAGTGGTAATCCAGAACTTGCTATTACAACAGCTGTTACGCGATTTGCTAATATGGCTAATATCGATACAGCTGAAGCTAACAAATTACGCAATGCTATAATAAATCATATTCTTAAATCTCGTCATGGTGCTATTTCGTTAGAATTTGTTCCTCATGGTGCTGGACCAACCGGATTACGAGAAACATTTAGTACCTCAGAAAAAAATGAGCTTTCGCGTATGGTAAAAACAGCATACATAACAGATAATCGATCTGCTGTTAATTTAATGAGAAAGGTTGGTATTTTCTATCAACAAAATGGTGAAAAGAAAATCGGAAAAGAGATAATTGAAATGGTTAAATGGCTTGAGGCTCATCCAAAAGAACAAACTCTACTTAAACGAGCTCTTACTCTTCCACGCAGTAATCCGGCATTCACATTGAACTCTCTTATTGTTCAATATACTGAATTCAATGACAAATCATTTGAGATTAAACATCAACTTAATGGTGTATTAGTATATGATCTCGTCCAAATGCGTCATGGACCTCGATACTAAAAAAATTGATACATTTGTATACTTTAAAATTATTGCCAATGGATATTAAAGAAGCGGCATTAAATGGACAATACGAACTATTTATATGTCTTGAAAAGAAAGGAATAATTCATTGGGAATCCATCATCATGAATGCGGCTTTGGCTGATAAATGGAATAGCGTTTATTGGTTAATCAAAAGAGCTGAATCAAAAGGACATAAACTCTCGTGGAATGCTATGCTTTACAGTGCTGCATTCAATTGTCATGAATCTTCGATAAAATATTTTATCCAAAAAGGTGGTTTACCAATGTATGGAAGAAGTGGGGCAGCAAGTGGATTGACAAAAGAAGGTATTACAAAAAAGGAAAAAAATAAGTATAAAAGAATACTGAAAATGTTATCAGGTGTCACTACCTAATTTATTTTTTGTGAACTTCAATTCAAAACCAAGTAATATAACACCATTGTTGTATGTATCTGCAACATTATTTCCTTCGCGGAAAAGACGACCAAGAATAATAGCTTGGAAATTGGATAATACAAATGGTGGTAATTCTGTCACTATATGTTCATATCTCGTACCGCTAGCAGCAACAGTAACAGTACTAATATTGCTGTCTGGATAAACAACACCTGGATTAGCTGTGCTTGTTTCGAGACACCAAACGATGTCACCCACGTCATCTGTAGATGGCATCCAATGAATAATTGGAGTAATATTTTTTCCTTCTTGGTATGTTGCATTAGGATGAATATTAAAGAACAATTCATTTATTTCATTTGGTTGGAAAAACCACGAAATGACACCTACACTTGGTGATGCATCAAGTATAAGTCCAGGACCGAATGTACAATCATGTGTTCCGTCATTTTCATTAGGAGAATAGTCAATTAATTCTGTTGCTGTTCCATCATTATTACAATGATAACCAGCCATCAAATCAGTTGTGTCTGTATTGACACTACCTTTTCCATTGTTGTATCTGTCTTCTACTTCATCTGAAGTTAAAGCTTTACTCCAGAAATTAATTTCATCTAATCCACCATTATAACTTTTATTTCCAGAAGTATCTTTATCACAAATATATAAAGGTGATGTTGTATTATTCAGAGTTCCACTAAATGTTCTATCTGTGTTTGGAACACCATTTACATAAATAGTCATTGTTTTATCAAATGAATCCATTACACAAGCAATATGAACTCTTGTATTTCCTAAAATAAGATTTCTATCAGTATTAAGGTTTGATGCACCTCTATGAGACCATTCAAGTCTATCAAATCCTCTTCTCCATTTAATATCAAATGTATTTCTTTTACTAAAGACAAATTGTTGATTTGGACCAGCGTTTGGATTTGGTTTCATCCAGAATTCAAGAGTATAAGAACTACTAAATACCATGCTTGCACTGTTAGGAATTTCTACACGTTGAAATGCGGTAGCATCTGAATACAAACCTAAATCATTAACAACAATACTTCCATCATCAACAACCTTTGTTAAAGTAGGTTTTCTTCCACCAGCATCAGAAGTACCGAAAAGATCGATTTGTTGAATATCAAAGACAGCCGCAGTTCCAAAGAATTTATCACGTGCCTTGATATCATTAATATTGAGTGCCACTTTAGAATCATCCGCAATAATCATTTTTGCTTCATCAATCTTTGTGTTTCCTAAACGAAAAGAAACAACATCAGCCGCAACATTAATATCAGTTGCACAATTAAATGTATTAATATTAGTACCTTCAACTTTAGCACCAGTTCCTGCTAAAATACCAGTGGCACAATTAAAAATTTGACATGAAGATAATTCACTTGTGCAATTGGTTAAATCAAAAGCAGTGCCACAGTCTTCAATAATAGTATCAATAAGTCTTACTACTCCTGTATCTTCAGCCTTTATACCGGTACCACACAATCTTACAAGAACAGTTGTAGTTCCAATTTGTCCAGTATTTCTTGCCAAAGCAAATACATTAAGACCACCAGGACTTCCTGTTGTGACAAGACGCATAAAACTCCCTGGATTTTCGCATAAAACTCCAGTATAACAACTGAAAATTTGACACCATAAAAGTGTTGCATTTCCTGGGGTGTTTCTAACAAATCCACATGCATTTGTAGCTCCACTAACCATAAGTCGATCAATGATAGTAACACCAGGTTGAAATTCTATTACATTCTTATTTGGATCAGTAATAGCTAACACAACATTAGCATTATCAGCAGTGAAATCAACATAACCTGGCCACATCAAAGTGTCATTAATGAGATATGTACCAGGACTACAACGAATTAATACTGAATTTCCTGGAACAGGATTTAAGGATATAGCATGAGCCAAAGCGTCTGGGAAGTTATCAAAAAGTCCACCGCTTTGGGCAATTGTAACAACACGTTCTGGATTTGCGGAACCAAAAAGAACGCCACTTACGTTTCCTTCAAGATTTCCAATAATTTTGTCATCTTTAATTTTAACATCACATATACTAACAGGATTACTTGATCCCCTTGGATAAGATTTAATAACATTTGTATATAGAACTTCTGAAACATAAACAGTGTTGCCGAAAAAAACACTATTTTCTCTTTGAAAAACGTTTGACATCTATATAATTACTGAAGTAAAAAAAGATTAATTACCCTAAGTGTCACTACCTAATTTATTTTTTGTAAATTTCAATTCAAAGCCTAAAACTGCAACACCCTCAGAAAAAGTATCTGCAACATTTGAACCATCACGGAATAGTCTACCTAAAATAATTGCACGAAAATCACTAAGTGTAAATGATGGAAATTCAGTAATTATATGTTCTTTGATTGTTCCATTTGTGCTTATTGTTATTGTATCTATAGTACTATTTCCGTACGATGCACCAGGATTTGCTGCACTTCTTTCTAATCCCCATACTATATTTCCCACATTATTACTTAATGGCATCCAATGAATAATTGGAATAATATCCTTTCCTTCTTGATATGTTGCATTAGGATGAATATTAAAGAACAATTCATTTAATTTGTCTGATTGAAAAACCCATGAAATTAAACCAATGCTTGGTACTGTATTTAATATAAGTCCTGTATCGAATGAACAATCATGTGTACCAGTATTTCCATTACCAGAATAATCAATTAACTCTGTAGATGTTCCAGTATTATTACAATGATAACCCGCCATAAGATTAACAAGATCTGTATTTTCTAATCCGTTTCCACTATTATATCTATTTTTAACTTCTGATGCTGAAAGAGTTTTGCTCCAGAAATTAATTTCATCAAGAGCACCATCGAAATTGTGATTACCTGGATTATTAATATCGAATAAATAAATATCTTCATTATTACTTGTTAACGTACCACTAAATGCTGTAGAATTATTAAATTCACCATTAACATAAATTATCATTTTTTTATTAATACTATCCATTACACATGCAATATGTATTCTTGAACCTTCATAAATACTATTACCATCACTTGTAAGAGTTGTAATTTTTTGATGTTCCCAATAAAGTGTTTCTCTATTTCTTAACCAACTTATTTCAAATGTGTCTTCTTTTGTAATTATATATTGTGTATTTGAACTACCAGAATCAGTGCGCATCCAAAATTCTATTGTATAGTCATTATTAAATACCATACTTGCATCATTTGATATTACAACTTTTTGATCCAATTTTGAATTTGCAACAATTGCCAAATCACTACTTACACCACCACCATTATCTACAACTCTTGATAATGTTGGTTTATTTCCACCAGCATCAGATGTACCAAATAAATCAACTTGTTGAATATCGAAAACAGCAGCTGTACCAAAGAATTTATCTCTTGAAAATGCATCATTAATATTGAGACTAACTTTTGATTCATCCGCGATAATCATTTTGGTTTCATCAATCTTTGTGTTTCCTAAACGAAAATATGTAATATCTGCAGCAACATTGATATCTGTTGTACATCCAAAAGCATTAAAATCAGTACCTTCAATTGAAGAATCAGTTCCTGCCAAAATACCAGTGGTACAATTAAAAACTTGACAAGAAGACATTTCCGAAACACAATTTGATAAATCATACGCTGTTCCACAATCTTCTATAATAGTATCAATCAATCTAACTATACCATTTGCATCAGCTTTTATTGCTGTTACACAATTACGTGCTAAAACAGTTGTAGTTCCAATTTGTCCTGAATTTGTTGCACGTGCGAATACATTAAGACCACCAGGACTTCCGGTTGTGACAAGACGCATAAAACTACCTGAATTTTCACAATGAATGCCAATATCACAATTAAAGACTTGACACCATAAAAGTGTTGCATTACCAGATGTATTTCTAACAAATCCACATGCACTTGTAGCACCTGTTACCATCAATCTATCAATAATACAAGTACCATTCTGGAATTCTATAATATTCTTAGTCGGATCTGTTATAGCAATAATAACATTGGCATTGTCAGCTGTGAAATCAACATAACCTGGCCATGCCAAAGTATCATTAATAACATATGTCCCAGGACTGCACTTTATAATAACTGAATTACCAGAAACAGGGTTCAATGTAATAGCATGAGCTAAAGCGTCTGGGAAGTTATTAAACATACCACCACTTTGTGCAATACTGATAACTCGCTCAGGATTTGCAGAACCATAAAGAACGCCTGTTATATTATTATCTTTGACTGTAACATCACATATATTAACTGTATCACCCGAATATGGTTTAATTAAATTTGTATCAACTTCATTCGAAACTGTAATTGTCATACCCTCTAAAAGGTCGTTACTTATTTCATCTAATCTAAACATTATGTCTTCTATAATATCAATTAAAAAAAAGATTGGTTATAATTTAGTTGTCACTACCTAATTTATTTTTTACATATTTAAGTTCTGCACCAAGTAAAGCTACAGAACCAGGATATGTGTCACTAGCATTAATACTTGCTCTGTATAATCGACCCATAATAATAGATCTATAATCGGTAACAGTAAATGCAGGCAATTGTGTACTAAGATGTTTTAATGCTGTGCCATCGACAGAAGTAACGCCAGTAATTACTTGTGTTACGGGAGTAGCACTACCTGGTTCTGCCACAGTATATTCAAATGCCCACATAACATCACCCAAGTCAGCAGTCTTAGGTGCCCAATGAATAATTGGATAAATGTTTTCCCCATCTTTATAACCAGCATCAGGATGTAAATTAAAGAATAACTCATTATCAAGGTCTGCATTAAAATGATAAGCAAGTACTCCTGTGGTTGCATTTGTTGTAGCATTAACCAAACCTGGTACATAATCAATAGTGCCATTATGAGTACCATCAAGACCATTAGGACCATAATCTTCTGCAGTTGTACCAGAACCTTCATCAAAATGATATCCCATAATAAGATTTGTCGTATCAACATTAACTATTCCATTTCCATTATTATATTGTGTGCTAATTTCAATTTGATTTAATGGTTTGTCCCAGAAATTAATTTCATCCATTTCACCTTCAACTGCATAATACACATTAGGACTCCATCTATTTCCAATAGTCATTGGAAATGCACCATTTGTTGGATTGCCTGTAAATGTACGGTTTGAAACAAGAGTTCCATTAATATAAATGTTTGCTTCCTTAGTTGTATTATCGTATGTTAATGCAATATGTTGACGTTTTCCATTAATAAGCGCACTACTTGGAGTAGAAAAACTACCAAGCCCAGGAATACTGACATACAGAGTACCATTGTATTTATAATGATAAATATCAATAGAATTTCGTCTACTAACATACCAATTATAAGAACTAATACCGCTACTGTACGGAACTGTCCAGAAATCAATACTGAAGTCACCACTGAAATCCATAGCTGCATTATGAGGTATGGTAATACGAGGATTGCTACTTGAAGTAAATTGTAAAGCATTACCAACTGGTGTATTATTTCCATCATCTTGGAAGATTGATAACATAGGTGCTTTAGTTCCAGCAGCTCCTGCACCGAAAAGATCGATTTGTTGAATATTAAACATTGTAGCACCACCGTAATATTTATCACGACCTTCAATATCATTGATATTAAGACTGACTTTGGATTCATCCCCAATAATAAGTTTGTTTTCGTCAATCTTTGTGTTTCCTAAACGACAAAAATCAACATCTGCTGCAACATTAAGATCAGTAGTACAATTAAAAGCATTATATTCAGCACCTTCAACATGAGCATCTGTACCAGCATTAATTCCGAGCGTACAATTAAAAGCATGACATGATGATAATTCACTTCTACAATTAGTAAAATCGAAAGCAGTGCCACATTCTTCCATAATAGTATCAATAATTCTTAATTTACCGGTTCCATCACCTTTAATTCCAACTACGCAATTACGAACGAGAACTGTGCTTGTGGCTATTTCACCTCCATTTGTTGCAGATGCAAATACATTAAGACCACCAGGACTTCCGGTTGTGACAAGACGCATAAAACTTCCTGGGTTTTCAGAGCGAATTCCAGTATCACAACTAAATACTTGACAAAATAGTAGTGTAGCATTACCAGGTGTATTTTTAACAAATCCACATCCAGTGGCTGCACCACTAACCATAAGTCTATCAATGATAGTAACACCAGCTTCGAATTCTATAATATTCTTGGTTGGATTAGTAATAACGAGAATAACATTAGCATTGTCAGCTGTGAAATCAACATAACCTGGCCACATCAAAGTGTCATTAATAAGATACGTACCAGGACTGCACCTAATAATAACTGAATTACCTGCAACTGGGTTTAAGGAAACAGCATAAGCTAAAGCGTCTGGAAAATTATTGAACATACCACCGCTTTGTGCAATACTGATAACGCGCTCAGGATTTGCAGAACCATAAACGATACCTGTTACGTTACCTGTTACGTTACCTGTTACGTTACCTGTTACGTTACCCGTCAAATTTCCAACTACATCACCATTAATATTACCGTTTAAATTACCATTTAAGTCACCTGTTACATTTCCTTGAAGATTTCCAATAATAATATCATCCTTAATTTTAACATCACATATACTAACAGGATTACTCGATCCCCTAGGATAAGATTTAATAAGATTAGTATATAGAACTTCCGAAACATAAACAGTGTTGCCGAAAAAAACACTGTTTTTTCTTTGAAAAACGCTAGACATTTATAAATAATAGTGAGATAAAAATCAGTGACTATTTACATAATCATTGAAGGCTGGTAACTGAAAAACTGTTTGCAACATTTCATCATGTCCAAGAACAAATGGCAATTTTTGTTTATTGTATTTGAGATAACCAGTTTTAACATCGCGTTTCAAGTCTCTCAAAGGAACATGATAAAACTTTTTGATTTCCTCACTAGGTTTAGGAATTCCAGTGGTTGTAGCAACAAATACTGTACGTAAGACATGAGCACGTATATCATTCTCTACTCGATCAATAACAGCCAATGGTGTTAAGTCCTTCAATTTAGTTAAACTAATATTGGTTTCTTCATGTAGTTCCTTTTTAGCTGCCGAAATCAAATTAAGATCGCCACCTTCTTTAGTGATCTTTGGATCACGTGCTCCACTCTTTTCAAAATGACCACCAGGAATTACAGTAACTCCGGCAATGCGTTTTGGTTTGCCATCAATAGGGAACACTTTTTCCCACCATCCCAACAAAACATGCCATTCTCCACCAATTTTGTGCAACAAAACAATATCCACTGTCACAAAAGGACTACGTTGTTCTTGACCCTTCCATTTAGTTGTTAATTTTTTGGCTTTATTCTTTTCCGCTGCTGTGTAATTTGGCTTGTAAACTAGGGATATAGGAGCAACTTTGAGTGTTTTTCCTTTTACCTTTATTGAATCCATTTATATATTTAAAAAAGAAAAATATATCATTTTCATTTACGAAACGGTATTATTTCTGTTTAGTTATGTCATCCAGTTTAATTCCTTTCACTCCAGCAAGATATCTCGCTGACTTCTGATCATTATTTTTTATGCTTCTTTTGGCTCCTTTATTAATCAAGTATTGTAAAATTTGTAACATATGTTGTCTATTTGGTTGTTGCATTGTATAATGTAATACAGTATTACCAAGGAAATCCTGTTTATTAATGAATTCTTTGTCTTTGTCAATGTTATCAAGAATCACTTTAATAATTGAAACAATATTTTTACTATCACGTGTTACAGCAATATGCAAAACCGTTCTACCGAGATTATTTGAGTGTTTAATATCTATTTTATTCTGAGTAATAAGATATCTTATTAAATCGGGATTGTCAGATTCAATAGCATACATTAATACAGAATCACCATCATTATTAACAGCATTAATGTCTGCACCAGAAGACAATAATAATTTAACAATATCAACTCTATTTTTTTGTACAGCTTTCATTAAAGCAGTTTCTCCGTCATTATTTTTATGACCTACATTCAGTTTACGTCTTTGTGCAGTCAGAAGATATTTAATAAGTGGAAGACTACCATTTTCAATAGCATAAAACAATGCATTGTTTCCAAATTGGTCGGTTGTTTCAATATTGGCACCTTGTTTATCAACAAGAAACCTAATAATATTCATATTAGGGTTTTTACTAGCGGCATTTGTAAGTAATGCTGTTTTGTCATTATCATCTTTAAACTCAATTGTCTTGGCAGTTTTTGGATTTTCAAATAACTTTTTAACTATTTGTTCATTACCTTCTATGGCTGCGAGAATTAACGGTGTTTGGTTCTTGTACTTGATATCAGTATTTGCTCCCTTATTAATTAAAATAGATATAACCTCATTTTTTCTTGGATTATCTGATTCAAATGCTCGAATTAGTGGAAATTTTCCGTACATATCCCTTTTTTCTAAAGAATCTAATGCACCAAACGCAAAAAGTAATTCTATAACTTCTGGTGAATCTTTGTAATTAGATTGCGAAGCAACATGAAGTGGGGTATTAAGAAATTTATCTTGTTGTTTTACTATTGAATCACCACATTTATTAAGAATCATTCTTGTAATTTCAAGTGTATTGGGATTTTTGGATTTTAGGATATTTAATAATGGGTTTTCTTTATTTTTGCTTGTTTGACAATGATTATATTCCATATTATCAAGTAAATATTGTATGAAATTAGGTGTTGTGTTATTAAGTGCAGTTGCAACACTTAGAAGCGATTCTCCAGCCTTATCATCAGGAATATGATCAAGTTTAATTCCTGCTTTGATTAGACAATTCAAGAGATCTTTTTTATGTTTCTCACTTATTTCAATGTCACCAACTATATTATATTTAACAGTATGTGCTTTAGCCTTTTGTGTTGGAGTAAAATTAAAAAGATAAAGTCTTTTACAAAAAGAATCAATTAATTCATCTGGATTTCTTGGATTTTTCTTGATACTAGACCATGAAAAATTCATTTATTTATTCCAAGATTATTCTACCTTATCTTTTTTAGTTAATTGATTTACAAGTTTCTTTAATTCAGATTCTACAAAATCAAAATTCTTGTAAACAGATTTTGTAGAATAATTTATCAATGGTACAAAATCTGTTGAAAGATGTGCACAATCAAATCCTACTTTTTCATGATCTCCCCACGTAATGTCGCCATGAATATGTTTAATTTTGGATACATCAATATATTTGTCAATAAAAACGTATCCACAAAGATGTCCCATTGAAACATTGCGTCGAATCAAACATTTATAATTCTTGTAAAAGAATTCTTTTTCATTACCATTTTTGATTAAATCTTGGTAATAATATTCAAATTGAGGACAGTCAATGGTTACTTGGAATTGTTTTGGTATTTTTTCGAGATCGTACTTTGTCATTTTGTGATAAAAAAAGATAATAGTTCAATTTTTTTCAAGTAATTTTACAATTTCTTTATGCTTACGACTAGTTGCATATAGTAGAGCTGTTGCTCCACTATTGTCTTGAATATTTACATTAACACCACCAGCTTTAATAAATAGTTCAACAGTTTCTTTATGACCATAAAGACTTGCTAAGTGTAGAGCTGTCACGCCAGTATTGTCTTGAATATTTACATTAACACCACCAGCTTTAATAAATAGTTCAACAGTTTCTTTATGACCATAAAGACTTGCTAAGTGTAGAGCTGTCACGCCAGTATTGTCTTGAATATTCACATCAGCACCAGCTTTAATCAAGAGTTCAACACAGTCTTTATTACCACGATTACTTGCTAGGTGTAGAGCTGTATTATCAAAACAATTTTGAATATTTACATTAGCACCAGCTTTAATCAAGAGTTCAACACAGTCTTTATTACCACGATTACTTGCTAGGTGTAGAGGTGTAAGATTATCCTTGTCTTGAATATTTACATTAACACCGCCAGCTTTAATCAATAGTTTTATCAATTTACTGTATCCTTTACTAGCAGTATCAAACCATAAATTACTTGAAGACCAAATCAATTCTATTTCTTCTGTACTTAAGTTGTATAAGTTCAATAGACAACTGAACTTTGACTGACTCTTTTGAGTCAAGAAAGAGAATGTGTTGTACCAAAGCTCGTTAGGTAAATTCATTTTGTTGAATAAAAAAAATAAAATTAATCAGTTTTTTTATTCACTTGACAGAATCAATTAAAGATTATCCATAATATCATCAATCTGTTCTTCTGTTGCACCATATGCAGATTCATCAATAATCAATTTCGATGCTCCAGTTCCGCCCATAATTGCTTGACCAAACATAACTCGTGCAGAAACACTTCTCATATTATCTTCTTCTTGGTTCATGGACGCAATCTTTAGTTGTTCAACTGTTTCCTCGAATGAACTTTTACTAATAGGCGATTTATCAAGTCTGTTAAATCCGTGACGACTAATTGCTGTTAAGTCACCAGTATGTGTCATGATGTCAACAAGTAATGCTAGATGATGGTAATTAACATATGTCCCATTAAATGTCAGCACTTGTCTAATCTCTGTTAATAACGTTCTTCGTGCTGCTTCAATACCAAATACATTGTAAACTTCAAGAACATCGGTAGATCTAGTCTTGACAATATCTACACCAGGATGTTTCAATACTTGAACTAAATTTGTTCCGTCAGTATCAAGGTAATATTGATTACTTGTGACTACTTCACCTGTTGATTTATCGAATTCTTTAACTTTATGTTCTCTAACTTGAACAGATGTTAGTTTATCAATTCCGCGCAAAACTAGATCATTCATTAATCTATCTTTTTGTTTCAAGACTTGATCTACGTTTCGTGGATTTTTGTCTGAAAGATTAGCAACAACAAGATGTACTCGCAAAATAAGCGTCGGTGCATTGTCATCAGTTGTGACCGCGAAGAACTCTGGGAAACTATTGAGTCTTCTGCGAATAATATTCATTCTCATTTGATTGTAAACCATCTTTGTTCTGTTAAGTTCGAATCTGATAACCCAATGACTTAATGTACCAGGTTGTTTCAACCCAATAGTGTACTTAAAGTAATCGCTAATGAATTTTCTATCTTCTTCGATATTAGATTTATTGATATCAGGGTCATAAATTACTTGCACTTTGTCTACGAATTCATGTAATTTAGTATTTCTCAATTGATTCTTAATTGCTTCTGCTTGTTGTTTATTGCCCGAATCCTTGATATTAATAATAAGGAATGGATTCTTCTGTTTCTTTGATACATCGATAAGTTCTCGCAAGCGAGGAACACCAGCAGTAATATTGGATTTAGCTGCGACACCCGAAAAATGAACTACAATTTGTGGAATAATTCCACAAATATATACTCTAACTTTCATTAGAGAATAGACTATGTCTTAAGCCTTCATTGAAGATGACTAATCTCCTCAGACCAACCACCGTTTAGTCGTTGAACCTTCTCCATATCCTTGTCAAACAATCTTTGATTGTGTTTTCGGACTTAGGAGCTTGGCTGCAAATCGCCCAATCCTTAGAATTGTTACTACAAGTTTTCATTATAAAAACCTGGATGCTTTAGCATCTACCCAGGGCTATTAACTCGGGTGCCTACTCACGATTTCTCATGAGAGGTAGTATCTAAGGCTCTAAGGGTGTTCTTGCAATTTGATGGTTTTGCAGTTGATGTTATTATCAACCACTAGGTGAAGTATACACAATGTGTTGACTCATACTTACTGTTTATCCAGAACTTAGTGAGTCACAGTTCTGGCAGTCACCTTTTCAACGCCCCATTGACGTATTTAGTGTCAGCTGTGTACTGGGTTCTCCCAAACTTTGGGATGCCACTGCACCAACCATTTCTCCTGGTTGGACAATAGCATTCATAAATTTCAATTCAATTTGATTTAGTATGTAATGGAATGTTGTCTTTGTTAAATTATATTCAACAATAACCCGTTTAGAACTAAACATAGACCTAATCAGAATTCGCAAAAACGTCACTGCATTATTGTAATTATCTTGAACTTCCAAATTAGCTCTCAGTTGATTGCTAAAGATTCTTGGAAGTTTCTTATTCAGTTCTTTTACTTTTTCAATAACTTCTAGCGGACTCAAGTCGGATCTATCCTTCGTTGATTTAGATGGTCTATTACCAAACTGATTCTTGGCATTAACAAGAAGACGTTGAAGATTAACTGGTAAATAAAATTTGTCTTCTATTTCACCTTCCAATTTATCCAAGAGATATCTCATCAAGTCTCTGTCTTTTTGTACCTTTTTGTACTCGCGCTCTAATTGTTGATTGGTGTCTTCACCTTTACCTGGTGACATAATATCTTTAGCAATTTCTGGTTGAACATAATTCTTGATGTCATCCTTTGTTAAGTGATAACGTTCCTTAATTTCTGAGTTTTCCATGAATAGAGTTTCCAATTTTTGCTTCTCAATTCTCATTGGGTCAATACCATCCTCACCAAAGATGAATTGGATAATTTGCCCATTACTATTTCTAATTGTGTTGTCATATCCAACAAAGATGTCTTCCATTGCTTTCATAAGCCTTCGGCTAAGATAACCAGAATCTGCAGTACGAATTGCTGTATCAATAATACCTTCACGTCCAGTCATACTGTGGAAGAAGAACTCTGCAGGATCAAGACCCTGTAAGAATGAATGTTCCACGAATCCACGACTCTTTGGAGTCATGTCGTCACGATGAAAGAACGGCAAGGTTCTGTGTCTTCCGTAATTCTTAATAATACGCTTTCTGTCAACATTTTGTTGACCGACACAACCCATCATTTGACCAACATTAATATCCGATCCCTTAGAACCAGAAGTAATCATGCCCATAAGACCATTTGTTTCTGGATCGAGTACCTTCAATACTTCTGATGCCACACTTAGAGTAATAGTATTAAGTTTCTCAGTTGCTTGGATTTCTAAATATTCTTCCACAGTCGTATCAGGTGGTGGAACAAAAGTACCTCCGTCAATACGACTAATTAATTCTTCAATTTCAGTAATACCTTCAAGAATCTTTCTGTCCATTTTAGTTCTCAGCGGTTGGTCTGGATAAATATCACCCAGACCAACAGAGAACCCGCGATGCCACAAGAATTTGTTAGTAAACTTCTGAATTAGACTAAGGAAATCCTTAGCTTGTTCAGGACCGAGATCAGCCCAAATAATGTGCGCAAATGATCCTTCCTTTGTGGCACCAAGAATTGATTTGTCGATAGCACCACTAATAAGTTCACCATTACGGACAATAGTTCGTGAATTGGAAATATATTCTTCTGATGTATCTGTTGATCCTTCATTAAAACTATTTGTGAATTTTTGTAAATTAATTGGTGGAATAATGTTAGATACAATCTGACGACCATTCCATAAGTCTTTCTTGTCTGATGGAGGAAGTTCTCCAGTAAATGTCTTATTCATGATTAAAATATTCATCGCAAGTTGTTTTGCAATTTTTGTGTTGTATCTTGTTAACAAAAATGCACCTAGTAAACTATCTTGTACAATACCAATGATAGAAGCATTAGTTTGTGGAGTTACAATTTGAGTTGGAGCTCTTGCGAGATTCCAAAGTTCATATGCTGTACTAATTGATTGTGGAATGTGTGCGTTCCATAAATCTTGTAGCTTTCACTACAAGCCTGACTATACCTTAAGCCTTCATAGGAAATTGCTAGTTTCCTCAGACCGCTCCATTCTAGTCGATGAACCTTCTCCATATCCTTGCGTGTTTCATAAGAAACTAACGGACTTAGGAGAGTGGCTGCGGATTGCCCAATCTTCAGAGTTTTTACTACAAGTTTTCAATTTGAAAACCTGGATACTAAAAGTATCTAGCCTAGGTCATTACCCCGGTTCTCGTTCTATGTTTCCATAAAAGAGTAGTATCTGAAGCTCTAAGGGTGTTCCCGCAATTGGTGGAACTTGGTTCAATAAGAACCTAGGTGGTTATATTATAATCCAATCTTACACTGTTTCCCTTTATTGGTAAATTGGATAACCAATAAAGCAGCCACCTGTTTGAGACAAACGCATGTCAATCTCATCACCGTCAAACCATGGAGTTCTAATAAACTCCGTACCCTTACTTTCGCAAGGGAGTAGACTATATCTTAAGCCCATTATTGAAAGTGACCAACTTTCTAGGACCGATCTCCGTTTAGTCGTTGAACCTTTCCCATATCCTTGTCAAACAATCTTTGATTGCATGTTTCGTAAGAAACTAACGGACTTAGGGACTTGGATGCGGATTACCCATTTCAAGAGTACAATACTCTTTTATCTTCAAGGTTATTACTTTACCCAGGGCAATTAACTCGGGTGCTCATATTGTGTTTCCACAATAGAGTAGTACTTGAAGCTTTAGGGCTTTCCCGCAATTTGAAGATCTCGCCAAGCATCGAATTTTTCTGATATGACCCAATCAGTTTTAGTTGTTGAAATTTGTTGCATAACTTTATAAGCAATGTTAAATGCATCTTTAGTATTAATTGTCTTTCCACCAAAACACATTGTAAATTCATCTTTATAAAACATTCCCTTTTTAGGCAACATAAATGTACGAACAGCCACAAATTGTTTATAATCTATTGGTATTATTCTAATCCTAGTTATTTTAAGTTGTTTAAATTTGTTGATTTGTGATTGATATTTTACTAAAGGATTATTTGTATCGGTTATTTCTGGAGAAACAGAAATGATATTTTTATCTGCAACAAAATTTGCTATTTTTAAAGCCTTTTTTAATGACTTTTGAAAATCTATATGTTTTCCACCAAATCTATATCTTTTTCTTTCTTTATTATTCTTTAATTGAACATACATATATATAATTTTAGGAATTCCATTCTCTTTTATTGGCTTTATTTCAATATGTTTAATATCACTAGCATATAGTTCTAAAATCATATTTTTTAATTGTATTTTTGAAATTATACTACTTTGTTTTAATTTATTTTCTTTTTTCATAAAATACTCTTTTGTTTTCTTTGAAAAATGTATTTTCAACTCTTCACAAGGTGAACCAGTCATACCTCCTTCTCGCATATTATAACCATTAGGAACTAGGGAATTAAATTTTTTTATATAAAAATCTTCCCAATAATCTGTTTTATCAAGAGAACATTGATGTATTTTTTCTATAATGAAATTATCAATACCGTATTTTTTGATTGCATTATTTAATACTCTACATTGTTTTTTTATATTTTGTGTCTCACTTTTTTTGGCACTTTTCTGATGATTTTTCCATCTATGTTCAATACCCGTTTTTTTGCGGGTTTTTCCAGTACCATAATGACTTCGTGTTTGTCCGATGTATATTCTATTATTTATTTGATTTTTGATCTTGTAAATAAGACCATATGTATATTCTATTTTATTATTTGATTGGGTCATTATTTTAAATCGATGCTTGACTACGCGATAACACTGTTTATCTATTGTGAGTGGCGAATTCACGATAGCAGTCGCGTGTTGCAGACCTTGACGGTTAGTTGATCTGCATTAAATGCGGTTGTGACACTCAAGTTAATTCTGAATGTCTTCCCTGGCATTGTTTTAATCTTAAATGCCATCATACTCATTCTGTGCAATGTGGGTTGACGATTGAATAGAGCAATATCTCCATCCACTAATTGTCTCACCACAATATCACCATTTTCTAAGACAATATCTTCCTTAATATACTCAATTGTTCGTGTGGTTTCCCCACGTTTAATACTGATAGCTTGTGGATACTTGCCAGTCTTAGCATTAACAATGTATTGATAAATCTTGTCTTTGTTATAATCATTTACAACTTCAGGGAATGTCAGGATCTTAGCAATCTTCAAAGGCATTCCAAGTTGATCAATGTCCAAATTAGGATCTGGTGTAATAACACTACGCGCTGAAAAATCAACACGCTTACCCATAAGATGCTTTCTAAATCTACCTTGTTTTCCAGAAATTCTGTCATTAATACTTTTTAGTGCTTTACCTGTTCTAGTTGCAAGGAGTCTACCACCCATTGTACTTTTGTTAGTAGTTTTCTTGACTCCACCAACAATCATCATACTAATATATAAATTCATGGTTTCAATAAAGGTAATCAAATTCGCTTCAGTTACATTTTGACTATTAATTTTTTCTTGAATTGTTCTATTTGCTCTAATAATATGACTTAAATAAACTGTTAAATCGTCTTCACCGCGCTGATTACTATCAGTAACAACTGTGGGACGCATAACCGGTGGACTAATTGGTAGAATTGTCATAATCATCCATTCTGGACGACAACTTCCACTAAATCCAAGTAATTCTGCATTGCTATTAGTAATTCGCTTCAGAATTTCTCTTGCCAAATTTGGCGTCAATACTTCTTCTTTTGCATCTGGAATATTCTTAAATGTATATGTAAATCTTTCTAAATGTTTTTGACGCCTAATTTCGGGCTGGAGTTTATCACAAAGTTCACAAACACGTTTAGTCTTAATAAAGGATCTAACGCGATCTAATCTTTTATTTCTCTTAACAGTTCTTACAATTTCTTTTGCATGCTGAGTAATTAATAAGTTACTACATTGAAAACACACAGTTTCAAGTACTTTTTTAATAATATCTTTATAACTGGGGTGAAAAATAGGTGCTGCTAATTTCAAGTATCCAAAGTGACCAGGACAATTCTTAGGTCCTTGACCACAACTAGCACATACTTTATCAAATTCAATTGTACCCATTTTCAAGTCAAATAGTCCACCTTCAACTGGTTGTCCACCAGTGAAAGTTTCTTCACTAATTACTTGCACTGTTGCTTGGTCAATGAGTTCCTGGGGGCTCGCAATACCAAAGCGAACTTTATCGATGATTTTAGTCTCAATTTCCATGGCGACAGCAAGAGTTGTATATAATATATAAAGATGTCTTTAAATTTGTTAATTACAAAAAAATAAAAGAGTTAATTCAATTTTAATATGAATTATGTTTGGTTAATTTTTATTTTCATTGGGAATCCAATGAAAACTAATCCAGATAATAATATAATCCATTGGATTATACTACTTCTGTCTGCGCCAAAGAAATTTCTTATTCCAGAATCTTCATCGAAATATGGTGCAATTAATCCAAGAATTCCAACAATAAACATTATAACACCAATTAGTAAGAATAATATTGTAACAATATGATTATTTTGCATATTATGTGCAAAAATTTCAAACCTCATTTTAAATAATAGTATATTTTAATTTAAATTTTTACGTCATCAAACTAAAAAGAATATATTATTCATTATAAGGATAATGTAAAACATCACAGGGTTCACATTTTAATATATATGTAACACCTATAGAAACAGGTATCAATATAATTATTAAATATCCCATTTGTGCTATCAAACTTGTATCAGCTGGAATAATAGAATATAATATTATCAATGATATTGGAAATATTACTACAAAAATTATAAAAATAATACGTAAAAAATTTCTTATATCCTTACTTCGCGATTTTTCTACCATTTATGTATATATATATATATATAATTATTTTTAAACATAGTCAGAATTAATATCGCTTAATGAAACACCACCACCAAGAATCATAGCTATTCCAATAGAAGTACCAAGCCATCCAATAAACCATCCATTAACATTAGCACCAACCCATGAAGCAATATTCATTCCCAACAAAATTAAACCAATCAAAGCAACTAATCCCAACAAAACTGAAGCTAGTGGTCGTTTAGATAAATTTTCTAATACCATTCTTATATTATTATTGGATTTAATAATAATGGGGAGACCAATCAATAATTGTTAATATAAACACAATAAATGAACAAAATAATTGTGGAACTCCATATAACCAATCTACATCAATAGCTTTTATTGATAACATGAAATAACCTATATTAATTGCAAATACAGTTACACTAAGCAAAAGAATAATATAATGAAGAATTTCATATCTATCTATAATTTTCTATATACTATACAACTTTTTTTTAATTTATATGACTGTTTAATCATTCATAACATAAAAACCACCAAATAACAATGACAATGTACCAGCTACAAAAGAACCAATTCCTGAAAAATCATATAAAGCCCATGAAGCATCAAACAAATTGTATGCAACAACATTAATTAATAAGACCAAACCAACAAAAACAGCAATAAGTCCCCATAATAAATAATTATTGTCCATTTTA